GCTGGGTGTTTTCTGAGAAGACATTCTAACCTTGGTTTTAATAATCGGCTTTACGCCGATCTGGCGCATGTCGCTCTGAAAAAATTCAAGCACCGATAACCTCCAGCTGGATAGAACGTTGAAGGGTTCCTTCATCATTCAATGTATTCTTTCCATATCCCTTGCGTTCTTTGGTCAACGTGTGATTATCCGGTTGAATATTCGAACGCAGTTTCAGGCGAATCTTGCTGATGAGAGCGGTACCGATTGTTTCCAGCACGCTCTCCGCGGTGGCCTCGCCAAAAATAAAATTATCAAGCGCAAATTGCGCACGTTGTACAATGTAATCAATTGTCTCCGGATCATCGGCAGTGGAGCGCATAAACGATCTTTCCGGAATTCTAATTTCCTTCTTGACTTTCATCCAAACTGCCAACGGCAGTTCTTTTGCGTCGAGCATTTCGGCCTCGACCATCATATGCCATAATTTCGCGATGGCCTTTTTTGATGTAATTGTTGCGCCGTATTCATTGGCCGAAGCAATAACAAGAATCTTTGCGTTTTTGTCTTTTGCCGATGGACCAACCAAAACCGTTGAACGGCTGATTTTCTCGACACCGGCGATAATATCATCCAAGTTGAAATTATCTTCTTTGATACCTGACATTGTAATTCCTTCCGCAGCACATGCCGCAAGAAATATAATCGTAAATAATAATGACTTTAATATTTTCATGCGATCCTTCCGGTCAGACCGCGAGCATTTGTCAGCAAATCTTTGTACTGCATCGCCCAGGACTTGGGTTCCTCTTCTGAATTTTTAAACGAGGTACTTACATCTCCAATCGACTTTGATGCCAGGGCTCCGGTCAGCAAACCACGGGATTCCATGAGAATACAAACGGCAAGAATTACAAGATCATCGTAAGACTCGTGCGATTCGGAAACTCCGGCACGCTTAACATGTCGTTTTGAAAATTCAATACGAGCTGTCATCGCCGCATCGTTTTCGTTTATCGGCAGTTCTAAAAATGCTTGAACGTCGGCACTGCTTACAGCCATGCGAACCTCTTTGCGATTTTAAACGCGATAAATAAAATAACTCCGGCAATGCCCAGACCGATAATCCACTTCAAAACACGGCCATAGCCGGCTTCAATGGCAAAACCTTTCGTTTCTTCTTTAGCTTTTTCAACTTGGGTTTCTGCGCTTTCGACCTTCTTTTGGTTCTGTGAAATGACATGAACCTGATTTTCAATAATGGCATCTTTCGACCGCAGTTCATTTCTCACAATCTCTTTGACAGTTTCGGGCATGTTGCTGCGGTTAATTAAATCAATCGCAACTTCAGTTCGTTTTTTTTCAACAGCCACCGATTGAACCGTTTGCACGCTCTGGCAGCCCAGAAATACAAACAGGAGGATTAAGCATCCGAAGATCAATTTATTTCGTGATTTCATTTGACATTATCCTCCTGTATGATTTCTTTAATTTTAAGTTCTTTGCCAGCCCGTAAAATTGCTCAAGGTGGGCACAGGCAGAGGGAAACTGTAATTTCGCGGGTTATCAATACGGTAACTTTTCGTAGCCAAAAGTTGTGAGATTATCAAATGGTCAGAACCAAGACATGCAATTAAACCATCTGGATTCACATGCATCAAATTCGGGGAGTTTGTATTATCAGTAATCACCAGGGATTCGGCAATCAAATCCAGATTGACCGAATGTTTGAGTGCCGTCACCGAATTGACTTCATCTGGCAAATCCAGCACGAGACCCGGCTGATTTTCTACAGCATGAGAAGTTTGAATCTGATACCCGGTAAACATGGCAAACATCAGGGATGCCATGATACAAATTAATTTAAATTGTTTTTTCATAGTTTTTCCTTTAACCTTAAAATAGGTTCAGTTTACGACAAACCATCCATTCTTGTTACTGCTTTTTCTTGCAGTAAAATACAACCGGATGTTTTGGTCACTACCGCTTGCTGCATGTTTTGCAACAAGTCGTAATTCGGCGGCAGCATTTCGACATCCTGCGGAACGCGGTATTTGATGGTACGACGGCTTGCCTCAAACAAAAGAACCGAATCGACGGCCAGACCGTTATTACCGGCGGCAACCGCATTGGTAAAAAACCAGCGGTCGATCTTGCTCTTGAGTTTGTCTTTCAGAAATTCCAACATTGTAGTTTCTGAAGTGTCATTGTATGGCATTGTCAGTAGTGTTTCTTCCAGATCACTGGGACCAACGAATGTAAATTTCTTGAAAATTCCACCATTGCCAGAAAGACTCAGCATTCGTGCAAAATCGGCCAGCAGCTCTTTGGAAGTTTTATTGGCAGCCAGACGTTTTTCGGCATCGATTCCGGCGAATGCGCCCAGTGAGGCGTTTTCTGCGTTAATTCCCGGGGTATTTAAGATTCCGAATTTGTTGAATTCAGAAGCTCCGGTAAAAAATAACTTTTGCTCATCTTCAGCATGAAGTCTTGCGGCTTCGGCATATTGAAACGCTTCATCAGGAACCGGATTGCCTTTTGACCTGGCGTACTGAATCGCCTCGCGGTCAGTTTTATCAAGTTCAATAATATTGACAATGCGAAACATTTCAGCGGTTTTTCTGCCGCCTGTCATGTTTACTGTTGGCAAATCTTTCGCCTTTGATCCTGCCGCAAGCAGGGCAGTTTTCCCCTGGCTTCCATACCATCGGTATTCCACATGATGGCCGGGTACCGGTGTCGGGTCTGGCGTTACAATTTCCCTGACTATAAGATCTTCCTTGGGAACTGTCATCAGTTCCTGTTCAACGTAAGTAAAGTCGTCCTTGGTGAACGCTGCATCGTTTCTGGTTTCAAAATCTGGCATAATATCTCCTTAAATTTTTATCTTGTTAATTCGGATTAAACATCTGCGGTCAGCGTAAATACACCGCTTAGATCAAGCAAAGCACGGCCTGCGCCGGTTGTTGAGCTTTTAAATTTTGCTCCGGTTAGTAGTGCTGATTTACCGGGGGCTGCAGAAGTGCGAAATTGACCAGGTAAATTGCCCGGTGCAACACCTTCCGTATGTCGAATTCGTACTTCAGAATTTGGGTCAACGGCTTCTTCAACCCAAACCGAATAAACACCGTTCTCAACGATATCCATTTGGTTCTTGTCTTCGTACTGTTCTGAATCCAAACCTTCTGCTCCTGGATGATGGGCTGCAATGCCCAGAAATTTATCAGCAGCTGAGCTGATAACCTTGGCCTGATTCGCTGCGGTTCCCTGAACGACACCGCGGCCAAAGGGAACAACGCCCTCTGCGGCACGTTTTCCGGTGATATGTTCAGACGCTTTGATTTCGCCTCTTTGACCGAGGTCTGGAACCTCGCCGTTGTATAATGATCCAGTTGGCATTGTCATAATAACTCCTTGAATTTATTTTTACTTTTTAACCTTGGGTGATTTGTCCCTGATTTCGCAAGCCGCGCTGTAGCGAGCCTTTATCACATCGTCTGAAAGTGTATCCATACGAACAGAGGCATTGAAGGGGAAATGGGCTGCGATTACAGCCAATCGTTTTTCGCGTTCGGTTAGCTCTGCCTGTTTAACGGGTTCACTTTGTGCGCCAGAAGTAGATTTTTTTGAATCCAGTGCTTTTTCCTGTTTGGCAATTTCATCGGCTCTGGTATCGAGTTCTTTTTCTCTGGCATCAAGATTCTCGGCCTGTTTTTTGAGTTCAACAGAACTTGCTTCGAGGTTCTTTGCGTACTCCGCTAGCTGTTCAGGGGTCATGTCCTTTACTGCAATTGCTTTGCCTTTTTTCATCCAGTCCTGAAGTCCCATCATTTACCTGCCTTGCCAAGACCAAGTCTTTCGGCTCTTTTTTGTTTGATGATTTCTTCGGCGTCATGGGTTGTTTGTGATTGGCCGGTTTTACCTGCCTCGCCATCTGGATCTTTCGCAGCGGCAATTTTAACAACTTCAACAGTAGCATCAAATCTCGCTCGAACAACCTCGTCGCTCAATGAGTCGACTTTGGTCTCTGATTTGTATGGCATCTTCTCCGCGATGACCTTGAGCATGACTTCACGGTTACTGAGACCATCTGTTTTGATGTCCTTGATAATTCCTTTCGCGGTTTCAATCACAGAACCACGGTCTTTCTGATCAGCCGCATCGCTTCTGATTTTTTCGATTTCACTTTTTAACGCTTCTTTCTGAGCGGTCAGAGTATCCACGGTTGCCTCAAGCTGATCGATTCGTGCTTGCATCGTTTTTTCCATCTGCGTTGGTTCTGTTTTTGGCGGCTGTGTGCCTGCGCCTTGATCGGAGCCGTCGTTGCGTTGATCGCCTGATCCGCCTCCGGATTTTTTGAAAATGTTTTTAATGGATTGAAAGAGGTTGTAGTCCTCAGAATCTTGTTTTAGGGTAAGGTCTCCCATGTTTTGCTCCTTTGTGGTTTTTTTATTTTCAATTTTTATTTTTGCGTTTTCGATTGCCTCGGCGTTATCAACACGAACAGCGGCGCCTTCTGGCAGGTCTTCTGAGTCGAGATGGATTTTGGCTTTTTCGCCGAGACGACCACGGTCAACGTGAGCCAGATGATTAAAGCGAATTCGGCGCTGTGCCTGATTGTAGCGAATCCCGTTGTACTCGCCGGGTGTTGGGTCGATAATACATTGCTGGCCGAGCGAAACTTCTATCTTGTCGCCGACATTTAACGATTCCATCAAATCTGCATCGTAAACGGTTTCCACCCCTTTAAGTTTGATACTGTCTTTTCTGGGGGAAGAGATTGAGCCACGCACATATTTCTTGTAGGTAGTTGGAGTAACTAAACCGTTATTTTCGTCTTTAGGCGGATGTTTATCTGTGACGATTAAACCGTCTGCGGTAGCTATTGTAATCGGGTTAAATATTTCTTCTGGCAGTTTCGCTTCAAGAATTATATTCCCTTCACTGGTTAGATACGGATAAACACCGGCCTCAACCATCGTCACTTCGGCGCGTAAAAAACCATCACCGCGCTCGGTGATATTGAGCATGGCGTTGTCATATCTTACGGTATCTTTTTGTGCTGATGTTTTCGGCATTTGATGAGCTGAATGTAACACATCAAATTTAAAAGTTCAAGGCCGATCGGTTCTGATTCGTCCGATTTGTCCGATTTGTCGCGAGAATTTTTTTTGAATTAGTTTTGAGATCCGGGTAATTTATACAATTTTGCAGAAGGATTTAATTGGTGAAATCTTGTTATGATCGCTTCGATGATTTGAATTTTATCAGAGAGTATCTCGGTCTGGGTATACGACCTGACAACGCACCGGCATTGAATTTGAAGCGGTGGGAAATTAAATTCATTCATGAATTTAATTTTAATAAATCAGAATCAGATTGTCAAGAGATTATACCGGTTCAGGCCGTGGCTGTTTCGTATGCTTTGAATTGTAATCCATGATCCCCTGGGAAGGGTTTTTTGTGGTTATTGTCGCCAAGCCATATTTCGAGTGGTATCTCATCCGGAAATGCTTCGCATTTGCGATAGCCGGTTTCGCGGACGCAATCAAAGCATATTGGAGACACATCAGGAATCCCGGAATCCATTGTAATAAAATTACTCATAACTTTATGATCTCAAAGTTTAAATTATATTCTTTGGACAGACCCGTCAATGTTTTTTCCATAATTTCTCTTGTTGTTATTTTCTTTCCTGTCTTCTTATAATCTTCTTTTATTTTCAAGTATATTTCATCCCTTCTTGTCCGAAGTTTCCCCCAAAAAATTATCAATGCTTTTGGATCTGTTCCGATTTTAATTCTTGGTTGAATTACATATTTTATAGAATAAGGAGTGCCAGTAATGATTATCATATCATGTAATTTATTTGCTATTGCAAATTTCAGATCTTCGATACTGAACGGTTTCCCGGCTGGGTGATTATGAATAAGTGTAGCATTTGCCATTAACGCGCATTCATCTTTATGAAATTTTACCATCGAAATTGTGCCACGCTTACTAAAAAGTTCCACGCCATTTTTAAAAACAGAACCAACTTCATATGGCAAACTCCATATTACATTTTCGACATAGTTCTGTGTCACCTGTAATCTACCTGGTAATTTAAATATATCTCTAAATGGTCTGGCTCTTTCTTCATGTATAGGATCAAGTTCTTCATCTATTTTATTTTGTTTTGATTTACCGTATTTCTCGTAACTGCCGGTCGGTAATGGTTCAAAATATTCCCGTTCAGCATCTTCCGGCCCCATTGCAGATTCCGCATCGCATCGACATCGCCAATCTTGCCCTGGATGAAGCTTGCGAATCGGGCCGCCTTTTTTTGAGGGAACATCCGGTGGATCATCCCAACGGTGATACGTTCCTTCCAGTCGAGCGTGGGTGTCTCTGACATGGTTGTCGTTTTGGGTTCGCCAGATATAACCAGGGAACCCTGCGGCTTCGCTACGCTTACGGTTTATCTCGCTAAAAAAATTTCCCGCTTGGTCTTGCGCCCAGAAACGAGCTTCGGTTTCGGTCGCCTTGCTGACACGCATGATGTCAGCGATAAGTTCTTTCTGCGACTTTGAGGCAATAAAACCCTTGCGTAAAACTTCATCGACTGCGTCGGAATATTTGTCATGGAGCTTCCCGACCAGGTTAATATTTTGTTTGATTGCCTGTTTTGTAAATTCCTCGGTAATCGATCCGCTAATCATGTTCACGCCGCCAACCGAAGGCTTTAAACCAGTTTTGGTTTGAACCATGTCTTTTGAAAGTAGACCTCGTACCGTATCTTTTCCGTTGACCTTTACGATTGCGCGATTAACCAGGGCTTTGGCATGAGCGTCGATTAAATGTACGTTTGCGGCCATACGCCGCTTGAAAACATCTGGTGGCACGTACTGGCCGTATTCCTTGCGCAATTCAAGGAGCGATTGCGGCGCGTCAGTTCGTACCGAATTATTTGCCTCGCCGATATTGTCATAATCCGAAGCCAGAGGCGGCAAATTAAATTCGGCAGAGTCGTTTTTTGACTCCGGGATGTTTTCCTTTATCCATGCGATAACTTTTTTCTGAATCGGATCGGCAATGCGATGATACTCTGTTAAGTAGAGTCGTTCGGCTGTTTTTTCAAGATGAAGTGGATAGCTCATACCTGTTTTTATTATGTCACTTTAGAACGTTTTATACGATCGCTTGATTTGCTGTTATTTTGGTTTCCTGTGGTTTCCTGTGCCAAAACCGGGTATTTGTACGTCAAGGCACAACCCCCCTGAAAACAGGCCTGAAAATGGCTATTTGAAAAACTCATATTTATGTCGCCATCTTCTCTGTTTTGCCTTTATCAGGCGGCTCGGTTTCCGCTGTTTTTTCCGTGTCTGGTTCTCTGGTTAAATCTGGTTTTGGAATCTCTGGTTGCTCCAGATCAAATTCCTGACCACGATATTCAGCGAAGGGTTCCAGATCAGGACGAATCTCTGCCCGAATCTCATCAGGTGTCAAAACGCCGGTTGTTAAATATATCTGATGGGTTTGTGCGTTAATCAGGTTGGTCTTTGCGTCTTCCTGCGGATCTGGCACAGAGAGATTATTAAACGTAAATTGCCAGTCTAATGTTTCCAGTTTGTTTTTGACCAGAGGGTAAATTCTACCGTCTTTTTCACGAAGAACCAGATTTATATAAAATTCAATAATCGGTCTTATTTTATTTTCCTGGTCAGAGTTGATTTTCTCGTACCAACCGAGAACATCCTGATCGGCACGAATCACTCCGGCAGACTGGCCGGCTATGCGGGTTCTAGGCATACCTCCCGCAACCATGCTAAGCGAGGTAATCACAAAATCGATACTGTCTTTAAACCCAGACATTTCATTCATGCTCGAAAGACGTTTAAAGTCTTCGTTCTTTTTAATCAGTATGGCGTTCATGGTACTCCAGACTGATTTTATTTTTTGCAGGAATGACTTTTTATCATCGTCCTTGATATTATCAATTTCATCCGATTGAAATATCTTTGCTGATAATTCCCTGAGCAAGTGCGAAATCGACCAGACGCCGTTACTGTGCGCCTTGACCGTATCGAGAATGTTTTCGAGTAAGCTTATACCTTTTTGTTCTTCGTCAAAAAAAGTTTTTTCAAGCTTAATCAAACGGCTGTCATGAATTTCATTGCCGGAAACTTTTATGTATTTTTTATGATAAAGCGATGATAGCGGATTTCGTGATCGTCGCTGGGTTTGATAGTGATCTGGCGTAATTAAATTGATCGCAATAATTTTATTTATTTCAGCCGGCATTTCCTCTGAAAACTTTTCTGCAGTTTGCGGGTCTCTGGCAAGAAATACGGGAAACAAATACGATGGCTTGTTATAGAGATTGTCAGCTTGAAGGAGATCAAACAATTTCTGTTTTAACCCCAATTCGTCCAGACGATTCATGATGAGCCGGGATAAGTTCTGTTTTTTATTATCCTTCGTGTCGAGATTGGTTTTGAGCGCGATCCATTTTCGAGTTGCATCAGAAGGTTTGGCATCGATGATGTTTTGAATAAGGCCAGATGAGAGATACCAGGAACGCGCTTCCCGTGGTGTAAGATCGAATACATGAGGCACCATTTTGGTGAGAGCATCTGCATTTGTCCCAGCGCCGGAATCACCGTGAATGAACCCATCGTACCTGCCGACTATTCCGGCTGACCCGCCTTGTGCTGCAACGCCCTCCGTATTGTTCATATCAGATCGTGTGATTCGAGTTCGTGATCGTTTATTCATAAATTGTCCTTATAAACCCCAGCGGGTCATTTTGCTGAAAAATGAATCGTATCGTTTGAGAATATTTTTGTTCTTGCGTGGCCCCCGATAATCCAGCGCCTTGATTAAACCAGCCAGAGCATCGGGCGCATCCTTGAGTTTTGCCCCACTCGAAAATAGTTCGACTTGCTTGATAAATTCCGGATCAACGTCTTCGGTGAAATGCAGGTAAGGAAGAACGGGGCGAATGTAGGTTACTATACGCAAGTCCTTATCATTCATATTAGGAAAGCCCTCTATGCGAAGACCCATGTCCCGCAGATACGGTCCCATCGATACTTGTGCGACGTTATTCTCGAAGTACAGAATTCGTGCATCAACCCTCTCGTAATATTTTTTTACGTTGTCGTAGGTTTTGTCAATGCCGCTTCGCCAAAGCTTTCCAAAGGTAATAAACAAATGGCCGTTATACTCAGAATGCTCATCTTCGAGAATCGCCCCGCCACAAAGAGCCGCATCACATTTGCCGCCAAAGGCAGGGTCAAGGTAGAGAGCCGTTGAGAGCTTGTTGCCTTTTGGAATATTTAAAATATGCAGCTTCGGAAATTCTCGTTCGACTTCATCGACCGGATTTTGTTGAAAGATCGCCTCCCAGTGAGATGGCGACATCGCAGATTGGATTTGTCTCAGTGCTTTGATCTCGTATTTCTCTGGCCAAAGGGCGTTGCCTTCTGAGCTGATCGCAGGTAAGGTAAGAACATCCCAGAGCCCGCCGTCTTCGATCTTTTTTTCACGGGCTAAAATTCTGCCCGCTAAATCGTCCGTGTGCCAGCGAGTCATTACCAAAATAATAATGCCGTCTTTTTCAAGCCGGGTGAGTAGCGTAGTCTGGTACCAGTTATCAACGATGTCACGCATGGTCTCTGATCGGGCTTCTTCAAAGTTTTTTATCGGGTCATCGATAATCGCAAGATGCGCGCCCTTACCGGTAATACCGCCGCCGACCCCTGAGCCGATGGTTGTACCGCCCTGGGTGGTTTTAAAGTCAACCTTGGCTTTGGAATCTTTCTTGAGTTTTACATCGGGAAAAATGTCCTGATATTCGCTGGATTGAATATAGTCGAGCTGTGCTCCGGTGAATTCCTTTGCGAGTGATTCTGCGTAGGAAGACACAATTACATCGTGATCGGGATGACGCCCTTTGTACCATGCCGGGAAAAGTTTTGATACTTCTTCTGATTTACCGTGTCTGGGCGGCATCGATATCATGAGCCTGGTAATTTTTCTTTGCTCGATGAGTTGTAATTTTTCAGCAATGAGTTTATGATGATTGGCGATCTGGTAATTCTTTTTTACATGATTTGCAAAAGCTAAAAAGTCATCTTTGCCGTAGGCGATGGCGTAGCCTTTGCGGTTTTCCTTTTTTGGTGTACCGTAGGTTTTTGCCCCCTCGTTAAGTAATGATTCGAGTATATCATCGTAACGCATCAGTTGATCTCAATTTCTTTTTCAGATTGAACCGGTTTGGGTTGTACCGGCATGCGGTTTTGAATTTCCCTGGTTATCTCATCCCAATGTTTTCTAATTGCAGCATTGACTTCCGGAATAGATTGGAATATCTGAAGTAGAGTTTGTACGATCAACAACGGTGACATGGCTCCGCTTTGACGATCTTCGAGCTTCATTGAAAAATCTAAAAATGTTTTTAAGGCATAGAGTCCGCCATCTAAACTTGAAAAATCAATTTTTTCAGACTCCAATTTATTCATCAACATTGTATAGATCTTCTCTATTAGCGTATCAGTTTTTGATTGTATTTCTGATAATTTGGTCGCCGACGATTTTTCAATTCTTGTTCTTGTAATCTGCAAAACCCGGCTACGATGATCTTCCCAAGTCAGACCGTTCTTGTCGGGTTCATCTGCCCAACGCCTGACCGTGTTTGCGGCAAATTTTTTCAGCGCGAAGGTCTGCTTGATCTTCTCGGCAATTTCTTCAGGATTAAGAGACTGCATAAAAAGAGTGTAAGCAAAAAGTTTTTTATTTTCATCGTAGGCCATGTCTTTTTATCTTCTCATTGTGGTTTCTGATGTGTGCCCTTGAAGGCGGCAATGGCGCTGATGAGAAACGGCCCGATAAATGTAACGATCAAGAGAATGACACCGCAAACCTGTAGAAGGTTGGTAGATTCCAGCGTGGACCCGAAAAAATCCAGGGTGACCAGCGGGTTAAAATGCCCAGCCACAAGGAGGGCAATGGCGGTTATAATTGCATAGAACGAACGCCCGAATCTTACAGGCATTTTTTTCTTTTCAGCTTCGAGAAGCAGAATGGCAGCATCACGTTCGGCTATAGCTGTGACCGCTTCATCATGCAGACGCTGATTCTCGTCGGCAAGTGTACCGTTGTTTTTAGGGCATGTTTCGCACATTGAGTAAGCTCCATCTGTCATAATTTATTCCTCCGGGGGTTGGTTGTTTTCTTGGCCAGTTCAATTGAAATCGAATGCAGTTCGCCGGTAATCTGGCGAAGCTCCGAGGTGACCGAATTTAAAAGCTTGAAAAGCGATGCGATCTCCTGATCGTGAACTGCAAGTTTTATGGAAATGTCTTTGTCTGATTTAAAATAAAAAAGGGCAACAGCAGAAACAAGAACGGCCAGATAAAGAAGTTGATTGATATCGAGCTTTGTTGAGAAAATGTCAGTTGCAAGTATTGCCAGCATCATGGCAAAATATTAACAAAGACAAAATAAAAATGCAAGGCCGATAGGTTCCGATTTGTCCGTAATGGCCGAAATTACGCGAATTTAATTCAGATATGAATTTTTTTGGTAACGTGAATTCAGATAGGCCGCGATAGATTTTTTGGGGTATCGAAATATTCGCGGTGATATTTCTACAAATTCAAATTCACCCGCCAGCCGCTTGCGCGCAACCGTTTTACGGGAGACTCGTATTTTGTTTGCGACTTCCTCCGGAGTCAGAAGATCGTCATCGCCTGCAAACATCGCATTGAAATCCAACATCAATTGCTCAGCCACGAAAAGAAAATAATATCAAAGAGACATAATGTCAAGAAATTTTAAAATCAGGCTATCTTCTCGGGATCGTGGTCATCAACATCAGATATTGACATACCTCGTTCTTGTAGAATTTGATTTCTCAAAAATACGCCAAATATACTCATAATGTCTTCAACAATGATACCGTTCTCAAATGCCTGTGATTTAATTAAAAGTAATTCCGCTTCATCAAGCATTGATAACATTTTTGTTTTAGCAACTTCCATTGAAATATTTTGAATGTCATACGCATTGTTTGGCTTTCGCTTATCAACTTCGCTAATGAGTTTTTTCGCATACTTACCAAATATCTCAACTGCTTTGAGTTTGTCTGCTATCTCATTGCCTACGGCAGAAAGAACGATAGGGCTTCGCGATAATATCGTCGCCTTTGGGTTTGTATTCTGATAGATTAAATCTACCTTGATGGTAAGGGCTACGACCTTTTCGGCCAGCCCCTCAATTTTTTTAACTCGCTCGTCATGATCTGAAAACTTTTGCTGCCAGTTTCCAAGTTTAAACAGAGCTATAAAAATTACTATTAATATTAATAATAAAATTATAACCGAGCCGTTTAACTGTTTAATTAATTCTAAGAATACACTGGTCATATAGTTATCTGATTAGTAACGATTTACGATACAAACATCCGATGTCAATATCTTTATCGTATGTTTAATTTAATCTCAAAATCGTATTTTACCCAACGAAAATACTTGACCAGGCTATTTTACTTTGCGCCAGCAAGGTAAAATAATTTTTCATCAATCCCCATTTGGCCTTCCATAATCCGACACCACCGTCTTTCCCGCTGTCAAGGCGTTTCGTATATCCCTCGCGACTAGCTTTGCCACAAAGAAGTTTTGCTTTGGTTTATCTAATTGTAGAAATGCAGTTGTACTCGTCACAACCGAACCATCGGCAGATTTCACCAGTTTGAAAGTGGCAAACCTTGCGTTTGGACCACCCGGGTTCACCGTGATAAAAAGTAAATGCTCAACATTCAACAACCGGCCGGTTTCTTTGATAAACTCAATGTCGTAAATCAATTGATCATTTGAAGCAGGTTCCGGCGGAGCCAAGGGGCTTGTCTGTGCGGCTTGTTTTGCCCGGCTTGAAAAAACCTTGTTGCCTGATTCAACTATCAGAAAACCATTTTCCATAAGCTCGGTGTAAAATATTCCCCTGGAGAAATGATCGTTCCACCATGAATTCGTGTTTTCCTGAATCACAGTTATCCTGTATGCCGGTGATTTCGGCGCAACCGAAGTTTTTATAAAGTAATCATAATTTGCGCAACCTGATAAAAGCCCGATAATAATAAACCCTAAAACCTTCCTCATGTGTCCCCCAAAACTCAACTTTCATCTTTTCATTCTCGACAATTAAAACACCAAACTTAATAATATGTCTTAATGCTGCAAGCCCCGCAGCATCTTTACAGCCATAGCCCGTTCTGGCTCACTCAGGGACGATAGAGCTTTGAAAATATCTGCCGCAGTTTCTCCCCCTTTTAAAGCTTTCTTTGTAAAATTGATCCAATCTGGGTTCTGCCGAAGAATTGAAATGATTTCATCAATATCTACATTCCCGGTAATGTGCTCAATGATCAGCATATCGCCTCTGCCCTCCATTAACCATTCAGGGTTAATCCCGAATTCTGATTTTATTGCAATCAAGAACAAGGCCGATGGTTTTTGTGATCCAGTGATATACTTACCAATTATAGATCTATCAACTCCAATTTTTTTAGCCATATCGGTTTGGCTCAAATGTAACATTTTAAGAGCTAACTGTAAACGTTCCCCTATCGGCATATCTTTCTCTCGTTTATTATCGGGCATAATTCCCGGCAAAATCCCATTTTATGTGACAAAATTCAAAATTTTTCATAAAAATCAACCTAACACAGGAAATATTCACTTTTTTATTTGACAAAACAGGAATAATTCCCGATATTGTTGTTAGTGTTAGTGTTAATACCGTCCCGACTCGGGACTGAATAACACAATAACCCCGGCGAAGGAACTATATAATCCGCGCCGGGAATGACAAGAAAATTAATGGAGGCTGATGTGGAAAGAACGAATGACATTAAAATCGGAATGAGCCCAGAGGCTTATTGTTCTCTTAATGAATTAAGACTCGCATT